TATCCAGATTGGTATCAGAAAAATGCAAAGCTCTGCGCATATATAGAAGAGCTTGCTGCGAATGACAGCTTCGCTATCCTGCTTACAGGCAAACCCGGATGCGGAAAAACCGCGATAGCCGAGATTATATTTGATCACATTTATGCGATGCATAAAAACGATTCGCGATTTTCGTATGTTGCGATCAGCGCAGACAAAATGTATGGCAATTACATGGCGGCAATGAATCATTCCGGATCAGAGCGAACTGCAGCGATAGAAAAAGCTGAACGCTATTTGATGTATGATCTCGTTTTGCTTGATGATCTCGGTTGTGAGATATCGTCAGACGCCAGCGCGTCCTATTTTGCGCGGGTGTTTTCGATGCAATACGAAGCGTGGAAGGACGGCAAGCGAAATCGCGTCATTATCACTACCAACCTGAACATCGAAGGGATCGCCAGCGTGTATGGATCGCGCGTAATGGATCGCATTGCCGAGTTTTACCACGTCATAACGTTGACGAACGATTCATGGCGCATGAAGAATCTGAAGCAAGTGCGGTTTTAGGAGGTGACATGAAGAAACAACGAGATCCGCAGGGCAATGTAGTGCACAATCCTTCATGTGTGTGGTGTAACGGTAGCGGATTCACACACGTTCCGGATTATAGTATAGTAAGCGAGTGTGGATATTATGATCGCATAATGGCGGGAGATGTGCCGCAGCATGCAGTGCGTATGTGCTATTGCCACGAGTGCTATCCTGAGCCACCGGTGCGCGAGGGCGAAATTCGCTATCCGAATCTGCTTGACTACATTGACGCTGTAAAGTCTCGCGGAATTCCCGGCGAGATGGAAGTATTGATTGCCGTTTTGCGTTACGGTTTCGCAATGCGAGATCGCAAGCACCTGGCAGAAAAAATGATAAACACAATAATAAAATAAAGGAGAACACAATGATTAAATTTGAAGAACATGAAGGTAAGCTTTTTCGCATGCTGGACAAGCCAGTGCCATTGACTAAAGATGCCAAAATGCCGTGCTTAATCCGCCTTATTCAAGACGATTCACCAATGGGAAGGGCTAACATGCTATTGAATCGCACTGCAAGATTTCTTGACATGACATATACCGCTATATCTGTTGGATATTATAGTGTGGAATCAGCTACACACGAACTACCAACGTGTTGTCATGCTGTGTATGAAATTATCGGCTACCCTGTGGCTGATGGCAGCGAGGAATGGGCATTGTATCAAATGATACAGGGAGAAACAGTTTGTCAGAAAAATAGCCGCACTAAGCGACATTATGATGCTGGCTATGTGCGATGTCCGTACAGAGATAATTTAGAGCACTTCCTTACTGCTGATGAGTTTCTTAAATACTTTGATGGTACTATGGATTGGCAAATCTACAAAGAGCCAAAGGAGGTCGTTGTCGAAATTGGTTGCCTGAGTGGTACAGTTAGACCAGTGTCAACTAACGGAATACATATATGGTTTCATCTTATTGGTGTTGACGACAAAACAATAGCCACAATCCGCATTAGTTGTCTCGACGCCCCAACCCGTGAACTTGTGGAAAGCTTGCTGGAAGCACAGGAGGAAGAATGAAAACGCCACCACGCAAATGCCCACTATGTGGCATAGATATGGAGCCATGCGATTACAGTCCGCTATAAGGCTATTCGTGGGTTCATCCAAAAACTAAAAACGACTGCAAGGATAAGGATGGAACGCTTCTGTTTGGCGGTCACACATTGGAAGAAGTTGAGAACACGCAATGAAAGACAATAGACTTGCAAGATTATTTGACGATGCCATGAATGTATTGCATGAATACGAGCCACCAGAAGGCTATTATGTCGCTTTTAGCGGTGGCAAGGACAGCATCGTGATGCTTGATCTGGTGCGTCGATCTGGCGTAAAGCATGACGCGCACATGAACATTACCAGCGTTGACCCGCCGGAACTACTTGCCTACGTGAAAGAACACTACCCTGATGTGGAGCGGCACAGGCCGGAGTTGACGATGTTTCAGCTAATTGAAAAGAAGTGCTTCCTGCCATCATCAAAAGCAAGGTTCTGTTGTGACGTCTTGAAAGAAAGGGGCGGACGCAATCGGGTCGTAGTAACTGGAATACGCAAGGCAGAAAGCCACCGCCGGAGCAAGAGATCAATGTTTGAAATCAGCAAGACAGACAAAACCAAGCGAATGGTTCACATTATTTTGGATTGGAAAGACAAGGATGTTTGGCAATATATCCGCACCCTTGGCTTACCGTATTGCTGTCTTTACGATGAGGGATTCAAGCGGATAGGGTGCATCGGTTGCCCGATGATTTCGGCCAAACTACGGCATCAGCAATTCCAACGCTGGCCTAACCACAAAATAGCTTATCGCAACACTATAGCAAAGGCATTAGCCAATAAGCCATCTAAACACTTCGGAAATGACGCCGACACATATCTGGAGTGGTGGCTGTCTAATATGTCGGTTAAGGCGTTTCTGGGGATGAAGGAACAAACAGACTTATTTGAGGAGATGGAATGAAAATCTATTATGCACACAGCCGACTGATATATGGCTCTCCATTGGAAAACTATAATATCCAAGCAATACGGCGCATATTGGCGCACGAACCAGTCATTGAAATAATCAACCCATCCGAATTAGACCAAGCCATCCACACGGATACTATTATGAAAAGATGCCTTGCGCTTGTTGATGATTGTGATATGTTGGTGTTTTCCACCATAGACCTCAACATTGGATTGGGAATGTATAGGGAAATAGAACACGCAGAACTCTGCGACAAGGATATTTATTTATTGTGGGAAAACCGCCTTTGGTGGACAGATCGCTGGAGCATATCGCTCAATCCGTATGACAAATTATTCTATGCTTCGATAAGGTTGCCGACCTTTAGCCAGTAAGCAGATGAAGAGACCGCCCCCGGCTTCGGTCGGGGGTTTTTGGGAAAATGAATGAATGAGCGCCTTGCCCGCCTGTTTGATGAGGCGATTGACACGCTAAAGAAATACGAGCCACCGGAGGCAATAAAAAAGGTAATCCATGCGGCCGGGATCTCGGACGAGATGATTATAAAAAACTGGAATAAATAGAGTTAGCAAAAAAAGTTTCATGCCGTAAGTCTTGACACCATAACAACTTACGGCATTGAGCGAAAAAAAAAGACAAAAAAGTGAAAAAACTTCTTGACAAAATACCGGCATTGATTATCTTGTACACATATAGAGTGAGCCATCCCGAAAGGGAAAAATAATGGCAAGCTAAGAAAGGAGATACCATGAAAGACCAAATGAAAGCCATGACAGACGCACAACTCACAGAGCTGATCGCCGCGGCAAAAGCGGAACTCGCAAGCCGCACAGTGAAACGCCCGGAGCCGATCCGGTTCCATGATTTTTTCGAGGCCGACCGCTATAACGGCGGATGGTGCAAGACCGTGAGTGGTCTGGACAAATCCAAAAACAACGGATATTCTATCCTGGGTAACTTCGTAGATGCCCACCTAATGGGAATCCGGAAGCCCGGATTGTATTTGGATTGTAACATAGACGGTAGCCGGAAACACCCAAGAAAGAATTACAGGCTGTTCCGCTACGATGGCGATACCGTGACAGTCCTCCACACGCTGGAAGACGGCGGCAAAGATTGGGCTGTAAGGCTCTGGCCAGAAATAGAAAAAGAATTATGAACGATTAAAGGAGGAATAATGTTCAGAACGATAGCTAATCTCTATCATAAATTCTGGAGCTGGTCTCATACAGAGATCGGCGATGGTATATTGTGCTTCATCTTAATGCTGATAGCAATGCTTGCTGGTATTGCTATCTTAATTTACGGGTATGTTACCGGGTTTGAAGGATAAAATAATTTCCTAAAGGAGGAATAAAATGTCACAAGTAAAATGTTACGCCTTAGCCGCTGAACAGCAACTTGCTATGCAAGATGCATTAGAAAAGGACGATAGAACGAAATTTCTGGAAGCACTGAACAGCCGTTCTATCAATAATTTGGTCACTTATAGTGATGGTGGTGCTACAATGGTAGCCGGGTACATCACACTATTGCAAAAAGCAATCGCCAAGTGGATACTTGAAGAGGTGGGTGAATGAAACTGATAGGATTATTGTTTACCCGGCTGGGCGGCATTAGTCGCCTGGCTTTCGTGTATCGGTGTGCCGATGGCAGCATAAAAAAGATCCCGGCAGGGATCGGGAGGAAGAAATGAAACATACAAGAGAATCAATTATTGCGCTCATTAACGAGTGCAGAAAGAACGACACAGACATAGTCTTGCGAGATGCTGACCTACGAGGGGCTGACCTGCTATGGACTGACCTACGATATGCTGACCTACGAGGGGCTGACCTGCTATGGACTGACCTACGATATGCTGACCTACGAGGGGCTGACCTGCGATGGACTGACCTACGATATGCTGACCTGCAAGATGCTAACCTACGATGGGCTAACCTACAATGTGCTGACCTACGAGGGGCTGACCTGCGAGATGCTGACCTACGAGGGGCTGACCTGCGATGGACTGACCTACGAGGGGCTAACCTACAATGTGCTGACCTACGAGAGGCTAACCTTGACTTTGCTGGTTACGAACTAAGTTGCAAAACCATAGGCATTAAAGCTGATAAGCGATTAGTTTCTCAGTTGCTATATCACCTTTGTCGCAAGGATGTGCAGGACTGTCCTGAATGGGATGAGTTGCGTAATGACGAGAGGGTGATTGCATTGGCAAACCAAAGCCATGTTGTTGATGTTTATGGGCTTCCCGAAATAGAGCCGCAAGCTCAGGAGGAAAAATGACAACATGGAAATGCAGTGACTGCGAATCACAGTTTTACGATCCGGATACAGTGTTGTATCGTGCTGGACGCATCGGCAATGGCTCGGAAAACTGGGAGAAAGACGAATACATAGATGTCTGTCCGGTGTGCGGATCTGATGAAATATATGAGGCGTATTTCTGCGATGATTGTGAGAAAGAGGCAGAAAAACTCGATGAAGACGATCTATGCCCGGAATGCGCCGCAAGAGCCGAGGAATATGATAAGATGGTAGATCGTGTAAAAGAGGCGCTTTCTGCGCCGATTGACATGGAACAAATAGTAAAACAAATAATAACAATACCAAAAGGAGAATTAAAATGAATCTCAACAAGTATCAATCAACGTACATCGACCAGCCGGGGATGTATGAAGTCACCATCACAGAAGCGAAAAATGATTATACGCGTTCCGGTAAGGAGTGCGTATTCGTACGATTTGAAACAGAACAAAATCAAGCAATCACATGCAGCTATGTGGAAGCAGTTTTTTTCAAACTGTTCCGGTTGGCGCAATCCGCCGGGCTCACGGAAAGCCAACGCGCGAACTTTGAGCCGGATATGTTGATTGGAAAAACGGTTAAAATAAACGTAATCAGTGATGATAATGGTCGCGTAAATGTAGGCGAAGTATACTCTGCATCGCTATCCGGCACGGCATCCGAATCAAATGATGCCATGCCATTTTAGGAGGTGATGATGAACGACCTTGTAGCATTGCAATCGATTTCAAAGGAGCTGGCGCAAAGCCGGCTCCATGCTCACCGCAATCCTGCCGATGTGCTGTTTGTCATTTTGGTAGGCGAGTCTCTTGGGCTAAACGCCGCCACTGCGTTGATGAATATATACAACGTTAATGGCATGCCAACAATGAAGGCAGATCTAAAGCTGGCGCTTGCAAAGCGACATCCCGAATATGCCGGTTGCGAGATTGATGCCAACACAGAGCGCTGCATAGTAAAAATGAAGCGCCGAAATGAAAACGGCACAGAAGAATCAATTACAAGCACATTCACCATCGACGACGCAAAGCGAGCCGGACTATTCCCCAAAAAAGATAATTGGCGCATGTATCCGCAACGCATGCTGAAGGCACGAGCGATTAGCTACGCTGTCAATGATTTGTTTCCTGACATTGTATTCGGGATGCTCTCATCAGAAGAGGCGCAAGACATTGATCGGCACACAGAAAAAACTATGGCAGAATATGAAATCATCGAAAGCGAAGCAGAAACAACAGATCGGCCGGAAGCAGAAACAACAGATCAGCCGAAGCAAACAAATGATGAGTTTGCTGAACTTATGGCGGCGACACAAGGCGTCATGCGAAACCTTGTGGAAAACAAAATTGATGGATTTGATAACGAAGTTCGCAGGCATTCGAGCATCCAAAAACATTTAGGATGTAGCATGATTGCCGAATGCACTAACTTCCATGATCTATATGAGTATCACAACCATCTCGCCGCGATATTGCGCGGTGCGAACGCAAAACCAACAATAAAAGAGCGGCAAGCCGTGCTAATTGACAGGATAACAAAACTTGCGACCGGAGAAGAATTGGAAGAGTGGTTGCCGAAAATCCAGAGCGCGACACGCCATAGCGCATTGGACGATGTAGAAGCGTGGTTAAATGAAAACAAAACAAGTTTAGAAGGAGATTTAAAATGATCATAATGATATGCATAACCATTATTGCAATTGCTCTGGCGGGTTATTTTGCCCGCCGAGCAAAGCTAATTGATAAGCACAGGATAAGAGCGAGTTTGAAACACGCAGAGACAGAAATTGCCTTGCGCAGATCGCTAAAAAACTTAGGCACGGCATATGAAAAAATCAAAGCGCATAGCGTGGCTCGCTGCGGTAAGTGTGGCAGGCTATATACCTGGAAGCAGGTGGCTGATCTCGGCAATTATTACGTTTGCGAAAATTGCGAGGCAAAACGCAGTCGCAGCATTGTTGAGTCAAACAGCAAAAACGAGATAAAACAACGGGGAGACAGATAACAATGAGAATAACAAAAGAGCAAGGAATGAAAATAAAGAAGGCGATACAGGATCGCGGATATTCGATCACCGGATTTTGCCGGATCCATAACATAAGTGATCGGCAATTCTACGCATGGCTCGCTGGAACGAATGGATACGAGCGCAATGGGATTGGCAAGCACTTCCAGGATATTACGGATGCGCTTTTTGCGGATAAAGTTGCAGAAGATGTGGCGAAAGAAAAAGAGCAAAAGCAGGAGGAGGAATCAAATGACTAAGCAAGAATACACAGCAGAGGAAAATGCTGCATCCATAAGCGAAGCAGCCAGCATTAT